ACTCGATCTGGATGATCTTCTGGCCGCAGCAAATATCGTCCCTCCTGACTGCATTGTGATCCCAGATGCGATGGGTGATGGAGCCGGAACAAGGGAGATGGCCAAAACGTTCGTACGCGAGTATTGCCGATACTTTCAGTCCAAACAGCAGTTCGCCGACGAGGTACCTGCCTTGCTTGGTGTACTGCAAGGATCGAATGTCGATGACGCGATGGAGACCACCGCGGTGATGTATTCCCTCCCGATGGTGGACTACGTATCTGTTCCTAGGATCTTCGCCAACGAGAATGGGTCTCGCATGCCAGTGTTGCACGAACTCATCCGGCGCGACACCTACAAGCTCTTCAAAGGGGTTCACCTCCTCGGGTTCTCGAACAATATCCTCGATGATGTGGCTTGCGCCCGGATGCAGATCGTCAAAGGGATCGACTCCGCAGTTCCGATTCGTGCGGGTTTGGCTACGATGGAAGTCCGCGACGCTATGTGGGCCTACAACTGGTCCAGCGAGTTAGGACCAAGAGGAAAGTTCTGGGACATCCCGATAGAAGAGGTTCTTCAGCCTGAGAGACTTGCCTGTATCCGGGAAAATCTCGATCAATATCGGAGGTGGATCCAGGAGTAGGAGTAGCTATGTTGTTCAAGCGACTCCTCCCTACTCCTGATAAGAAGTTCTCGCCTGAGCCTTGTCCGATGTGTCCCCTCAGTGGTAGTCGACGGGTAGGTGCTCGTGGGACAATAGATTCTCCCCTTGTCATCATTTTGGAGGCTCCAGGGACTGAGGAGTTGAAGTATGGTGCTCCTATTTGTGGTCCATCTGGGGATCTCCTAGACAAAACTGTTCCAGAAGGGTATGACTTTGATGACGCATATATCATCAATGCCATGCAGTGTCGCCCTCCTAAGACGGACGATACACTTCGGGATAAGGACTTCAAGGCTAGAGCCTGTGCTGCTTGTCGCTCAAGAGTTCTCGCGCAGGTCTTTGCTTATCCTCGTCGGTGTGTACTGGCGATGGGTGCCTACTCCAACATTTCTCTCACGGGCGACTATGGCTATAAGATCACGCAGAAACGTGGGCAGCTCTATACCATTAAGGATCCTGATTCCGGCCAAGAAGCTGTTGTCGTACCAACAGTTCATCCTGCGTTCCTTCTTAGAGGATCCGGCAATCCTAAGGTCTTCAAGGATGATATCACTCTGGCAATGTCGATTGCCTACGATAACCATCCCGTGCAAGTCAGGACGTATAAGTGGGAAGAGCCGCATAATATTGTCCTCCGCGAACTCGAGGATCTCGTGGCGTACACACGCAAAGTTAAGGGCCTACTTGAAAAGGGTAAGGATGAGGGGGTAGTTGTAGCAGCGGACATTGAGACCTCCGGCTTCAATCCGAAGGTTGACTATATTCTTGGGATCGGGTTCTACTTTGATGATCCGTCGGATACGGCAGCTATCGTTCCCAAGGAAGCCCTTCTGGATCAAGCCTATTGCTATTACCTCCGTCGACTGCTGTTGATACCCGGAGTCCGCTGGGTATGGCAGTTCGGGAAGTTCGACGAGAAGTTCTTGCACGAAGAGAAGTTGCTTCGCCCAGAGGAGAGTATCAACACGGAAGATACTGGGTTGTTGTCCTATGCCCTCTCCGAGGCTACGAAGGATCACGACCTAGACGAGCAAGCTAAGAACGACCTCGGCATTCCCGAGCACAAAGGGATGCTCAAGAAGTGGGCCCCGAAGAAGACCGATTCATATGCTGCAGTACCAGAGCCTGTTCTCTTCGACTACCTCGCCAAGGACCTAAAGAAGACTCTTCTCGTCTATATGCACAAACGTCCCCAGGTTAAGGCAGATGCAAACCTGGAGAAGCTCTATACTCGAACCTTGATACCAGCTAGCCATCTCCTGGCACAGATTGAAGGTTACGGTATTGAGGTCGACTGGGAGTACGTAAAGCTCAACCGTTTGGAACTAGAAGCCGAGCTTGTTGGGCTTGAGGTAAAGCTCCAGGAGTTAGTCGGACGTCATATAAACCCCAATTCGCCAGATGAAGTCTCTACCCTGCTATATGACGAGTATGGACTGAAGATCAAGGGGAGGAGACCACAAGATACCACCAAGGAAACGTTCGAGAAGCTCCCCGCACATCCAGCGGTAAAGCTCATTAGACAGTATCGTTCCACGACTAAGATGCTCTCGACCTATGTGAAAGGGGTCGAGAAGCACGCCGTCGGGAATCGCATTCACACCTCGTTTAAGCTCCATGCTACGACTACAGGTCGATTGTCGTCGTCTGAACCGAACATCCAAAATATCCCTCGTGAAGGTCGTTACCGGCGGATGTATTGTGCCCGTCCAGGTTATATTCTACTGGAGGCCGACTATAACTCCGCCGAACTACGAATGCTCGCCGCCCTCTCAGGAGACGAGTTCCTAACCGGAGTATTCCTTGACGACAAACGCAATCTGCACGATGAAGTCTCCGTCGCGATGTATGGTCAAGGGTTCACCGTTGACCAGCGAATACGTGCTAAGGCAATTAACTTCGGTATCCCGTACGGTCGAGAAGCGTTCTCAATCGCAGAAGAGTTTGATATACCTACTCCTGAGGCTCAGAGGCTTATCGACGCATGGTTCGAGCGTGCGCCTCAGGCTGCCCAATTCCTCAAGAGGTGCCGGCGTGCTCCGCTTGAAGGGCGTACCCTCATTACGGTATTTGGTCGCAAACGTCGACCGGGAGTAGTATCCGCCGAACGCATGCATGGGCTGCAGAACGAGTTCGCCAACTTCCATGAGCAGAGTCCAATCTCGGACTTCACCTTGCACACAGGGATGGAAGCTCTACCGCTCATCAAGCAGTATGACGCACACTTTGTCAATCTTGTCCACGACTCGACTGTGGCCGAGGTGCCAAATGACCCTTCAGTCATATGTAAAGTGGCGGACATCATCAAAGAGGTGCAGGAAGAAGTACCAACGAGGTGGATTACTACTCCGATCCGTTTCAAGGTGGATTTGAAGGTTGGCACTCACTGGGGACAGGCTCAGAGCTATGAGAAGTGGCTCGAAAGGGTGAGTGCGTCTTAACGTACCAGAAGAGGCAACATGGATAAGCTACTGCAGGTATACTTTAGAGTGTCGAGGTGCTGGAACGATCCTTCGCTGGCCATTAAGGAGAAGATGACGGTCGAGAAGGCCCTCAAGCTCTTACGCCGTATCCGGGAAATAGCCCTCCGAACACCCGGTGGTGCTCCTTTGGCAAAGAGGGCTAATAAGCTGACACGGGAGATCGTCGAGAGGCAAGTGGACTCCGAGATGTCGGTGGGCTGAGCGACGCTTATTTGACTCTTGCAAACCATCGCTGTGGTGCTATATAATAGGGTATGCTGATGAAAGGGACTCTATGAAGAGTTGGCCGCATCCAGTAGGAAGCCATAACATACATGCCATTCTTCGGGCCGTACGGAACGAGGTCTGGCAGAGATTCCGTCTGTCAATCAAGGGCACATCGACAGAGGTCAAGTTGGAGCGACTGGATAGCTATCGTCTGGCCTATCCAGATGATCTTGACACTCGGGTTTGTATTGACAACTACATCAACGCTCTCCGTCGGGGTGGTCAATTGGACCTCAATAACAACGTGCAAAGGTGACTGCTAGTGACCGACAAGCCTTTTAGAGTGCTGCTTGCTGCGGAGACTCCTGAGGATCTTCGGGCGTTCGAGCCCCATTATCCCTGCTTCGTATCGGACAAGATTGACGGTATACGAGGTCATAGGCGAAGTGAGTCTGTGATGAGTCGGACGATGACCCGTATCCCTTCGGCCTATGTCCAGAGGATGTTCGGCCAGGAGGAGTACGAGGGGTTCGATGGTGAGCTATTAGTACCGAAGCAGCACGGTCCAACGATCTACCACGACACCTTCTCAGCTGTCATGACGCATGGCTCTGAGGAGCCTGTGTGTTGGCATGTCTTCGATCACACTCGTATCGACTTACCGTACGAGAA